GGTATGGCGACACTTTGATGAAGTCTCTGGCGTGTCTTTCCTGCCTTGGGATGGTGGCACATACAGGCAAGCACCGTATGAGGAATGCTCCAAAGAGGTCTATGAAGAACTATTGGCTAAGATGCCAAAAGAGATTCACTGGGATACTCTGTCTGAGAAGGACGATAATGTCGAAGGTGCTCAGACACTGGCCTGCGTTGCTGGACACTGTGAGATATGACAATCGCTCTGCACTTGATCTCAGGCATGATGCTCGGTATCGAGTTCATTCCTGAGTACGAAGATGAAAAGGCCATAGTCATAGACCTTTTTGTTCTAAGGATAATGATTTTCTGGTAGTCTAGGGTGTAGTCTTTAGGGCCTCTTCGGAGGCTCTTTTTTTATGGCTTTAGGTATAGTGCTCTTTCGTCTTTACGGCGCTTGACCAGCCCAGGCAACTCCTTACCGCCTGCCTTGGTCCACTGCATAAAAGCCTCTGCAGCGCCTTCAAAGTCGCCCCTGTTATGGCACATCCTTATTGTAGAGCGTTGGAGATTGCCGAGGCCCACGTTGAAAGAGAAGGAAACAAGTGCATCAAACCGAGACTGAGTAAGACCAGAAGGACATAGTCGTAGAACTCCTCGTTCAAACGAAGCCAAGTCTGTGGCAAGTATGTCATCGACTTCTGCCATTGAAAGAGTTCTGTCCCATCCTGGCGGGATTGGTAAGTCTTTTCGTTCATTTAAAGGCACCTTTATGTGATTAGGATCGATAACGTGGCCTACCCCGATTGTCCACAGTAGAGCAGGACACCTATACCCACGAGTACGGACACCTTCATGATGCTTGATCATGTCGATGCACTCTTTGGAGACTTTCATTTCTTAAACGATTGTGTGCCAAACCAGAAGGCGATCACCGATGAGAAGATGATGGCACTGTCCTCATCCCAGAGGATCTGCATAGCCACATCAAAAGGCACACCAGTCTTCCATGCGTAAAAGAAGCCAAAGATGTTCACAAACAGAAGCATACAGAACATACCGTAGGTAATGACTGGCCTCACAGAAGCACGAAGATTAGTGACCCACAGCGATGCGCCTTTACCGATAGCAATATCGTGTGCATACAGTGCTTCTCGTTCCTGCACCGCTGTCTGCATCGCCACCTGATCTGTCCTGATCTCTTCTATGCGAGCCTGTGCTATAAAGCCACGCTCCAGCATCTGCAGTTCACGCTCAGTCTGCATCCGTGCCAGTTCAAGTTCATGTGCCTTATCTGACCGATCCTGGAAGAACTCAAGGATCTTGGGCATGCCGCCCATAAGGAAGGATATTAGTGTCGATAACAGTGTAATCATTACATCAGCCCCGTCATTTTAAAGATTCCGTACACCACAGAAGATGCCAGCAACAACCACAGCATCTCTCGTCTGGTTTCCATGCGTTTGCGATACATCTCGTCATTGAGTTCTAGGTGTTGTTTACGCATCTGAGTGATTAGCGACTTGACTTCAGAGACAGCAGATCTGCCATACTCCTGCTCGATCTGTCGATACATCTCTGCCTCTGCTTCACGAATCTGCCTTATGATCTTGTATTCTTCATAGGCACTCATGAACATCATGTCACCACGGCGTTCAATCTGTTGTTGCTTACGCTTCCAGGCAACACGAGCCTTTGCTTCCTCGTCTAAGAAAGCATTTACTTCTTTTGCTGTTTCCTTTATCTCACGGCCTACAGCAACGGCTTCTTTGATGCCTCCTAGCGCAGCCCTAGCGGTTGCGGCTGGATCGGACATAGTTTATTGTTCTTCTGCCATCAAAGCACGAACAGGTGCTTGAACCTCAACGATACTATCGAAGATAGCCTGATTTTCAGGAGTGAGTTTTGGATAAAATGAATTAACAAAATCTTTAACACGGCTTTTTGGTGCGGAAGACATAAATGCAGCCATAGCCTGCGGATCAGCAAACAGTTTAGCCATTTCCCTATTCATGTCAGAAACAGCATTTCGTTTCAATGCTCTTAAAACTGCATTTGTAATAGCCGCTGTTCTGTTTAATAACTGCGGTAGTTCTGCTTCATCCGCATCAATACCAATTGCTCTTGCTCTAGCAGCAAGTTTTTTAGCCTTTGATGCTCTTTGTAAATCTTCAACAACATTTTGTATAATTGCAGTTTGCTTTGGTGTTAATACTTCTTCTAACTTTTGAAAACGTGCTTCTCCAGATGCTCTCTTTATTGTTGATGCTGCTTCACGAACAGCCAGAGCAAAAGAACCTGCATTTTCAACATCCATCGCAGAATTAAGTTTTTTTTCTAGAAACTGACCAATCTCCATTTCATTGATTGGTTTACTTGCTGCAGCAAACTCTGTTCTAGCACGTTGATATGCTTCGTTTCTAGGAGATAGCCAATTCATTAAATCATCTTTTACTAAAGCAACTTCTCTTTTTTCTGTACTACTCAGAGCAGTATCGCCTTTTCGTGATAGTTGTTTATCAAGACTTAGTTTAATAAACTGTAAAAACTGAGTTAAGTCCGTCTTAGCCGTAATTCCGCGAGCCTCTGCTAACTTAACAGCATCTGGTAATGCATCTCTAAAATACGGATTAGATGCAATTTTCGCTAATTCTGGATCTCCACGCAACACAATGCCAAAAGCCTCTCCATAGTTTCTATTTGCATCGGCTGTACGAGCAGCAACAGCAGCCTCTAATTCTTCTGGTGTTCTCCCAACTTCTCTAACAGCGCCTAACCGTGCTTGTGCTTGTTCTTCAGCCCTGCGAGCAAATATAGGGGCTGCTTCCTGTGTTCTAGCAAGTCGTTCTTGTGCAGCAGCAATGTTTACAGCCTCCGGTATTTCTCCCAATGCTTCTGCTGTTGTTGGCCTACTACCAGGAACAATCTCTTCTGCTCTACTTAATGCGTTAATAAATGTTTGCTTATCTTCTCCAGCAAGTTCATCTACATATTTACGAATAAGTTGTTTTTGACCGTTTTTAGTAAGAGGTTTAGACAGGTCAACTAAAAATCTAGAGCCGCCTTTGATGCCTTCTACGCCTCCTTGGATAAGACCGCCAAGAAGAGCACCAAGACCAACCTGTTCAACTTTAGATGCGGCAAATTCTGCGACATCTTCCGGTGCTTCACTTAATGGTTGGAATATTGTACTAGCAGCACCAACGCCAGCACCAGCAGCAACACGACCACCTAGTGTAGTAGCCTGTGCTAGTCTCTGTGCTGCGCCAACTGCAGGTATAATAGCAGCAGGACTTAAAATAGATCCTACTAATCTAGCGCCTTCAATTCCTTCTTCGCCCATCCTCTGACGCATTGCTTGGTATGAAGCCTCTCGTTCAGCAACGGCACGGCGACCAGCCTCCCCACCAAATAACTGTATGCCTGCTTCAATAGGATCAACAATAGCGCCTTTTGCTACACCAACAATAGCACGACCAACAGGCGTAACCTGTGCTGGTTGCTCTACTTGAATACCTTCAGTTCCTTCTACAACTTCAGCATAAGGCATCGATAATAGTCGTTGACGCTCTTGCTCTGATATTTGAGGCTCTTGTACACGAAGTCTGGCACGAGCACGAGCCAGTGCTTGTTGCTGTTCTGGTGTCATTGAAATAATCCCTTTTCTTCCGGAGTCATTGCATTCCACTCTTGCTGTGTAATACCCTGCGGAGGTTGGTTACTACCTCTAGTTCTTCCTTGTTGTTGTCCAAAATTTAATGGTGCAGATGATCTAATCCGGCGATTAAACCCATACTGTTCATTCTGACGAGCAAGGGATTGCTCTAGTGTTTCTTTTGTTCTGTTTACCCAGTTAAGCAATGCAGTTGCATCAGAGTACCCAGGAAACGACCTTGCAGATGCTCTCATATCAGCATCAGAAGCAGATCCTGGCGGTAATGACTCAATTTGCTGAAGCAACTGACTAGCAGCAATCTTTGTTTGTGCATCAAGAGTTTTCTTAAACAAAGTACCAGCAACTGCTTTTCTTGCTTCGCCTTGTGTATAATCTATTTTTGCTTCCGCATTTCTAATATCAGTTGATGTAATCTTATTAAGATTATTTAAAAGATCTTCAGCGGCTTGGAAACCAGTACGTTGTTTCTGCATTTCAGATCCAGGAATGACTTCACCAAACTGATTCCTAAATGCACCGGTTTTACCAATAAATCCAGGCTTGTCTTCTGCCGTACCTTCTGCCTTTGCTTGTTGCCCCGGAGTCATTCCTTTTTTAATAGTTTCAACAAGTTCATTTGTAACAGGATCACGAAATTCAATTCTATCTCCGGCATCAACTTGCACAAGTTTACGCTCAGGTGTTGGTCTTTCTTGTAAGGATTTAATACCAGCAGCAGTACGCCGGAATGTCTCTGCTTGTGTAAGTTGCTGCTGTTGCGCTAAGTTAGCGGCTTCCTGCCGCATAGCCAAAGCCATGCCACTAAACTGCGGTAACTGGTTTAGATTATTGGCTAACTGAATCAGTCCCTCTGGTGTGCCAAGATCAGCCTGTTGCTGTGTTTGCTGGATAATACTGCTCAGAGCCTGCTGAGGTGTCATCTGACCAAAGGCGCTAGTGATGTTCTGTTGCAAAGAAGCACCAGTGCCACTAATTAGGCCAGAATAAGCCTGCAACGGATCAGCCGCCACAGGCTGTCGTTGTCCCATTGTCAGACCAAATAGAGATTCCATCACATTCGCCATATCTATTCCTTAGAAGAAGATACCATAATCTTGATAACCGTATTGCGGTCCTGTTCCTTGTCCTAATGGCGATGTTGCCCCGCCGCCACCAAATAACTGACTTAGTGACAAGTTACCAAGAACATTACCAGTTTGTGTCGGTAGTCCAAACAATCCTCTAGCAGCACCGCCAACACCAGCCAAGGCAGTACCCCTTGCCTGCAAACCTAGTTGCTCATAAGGTGCACGCATACGCAGGCCCTGTAAAGCAGACTCAGCCGCTAACAACTGATTACGACTAGCAATGGCTCTTTCTTGCTGTCCCAAGGTAGCAGCAGCGTTAAGAGCCGCCAGCGTCTGTTGATCGATTCCTTGCGCTCCTGTGACCAATCCTTGAGCCAGAGCAGCCTGTCTTGCAGCCTCTTGCGTACCTAACTGTTGTGCCTGCAGTGCCTGTTGAGCACGAGCAGTCTCTTGTGCAGACAAGAGTGACTCCATCAGCGGATTAACTGTTCTTACTTCTCCACCGACAGTGGGTAGGTTTTGACCGAATCCAAGCAAGCCACGCTGACGAAGTCCTGCCAGCAGTGCCTCTTGCTCACGAGCACGGCCTGGAGCCGCTAATGCTTCTGCCTGACCGTACAAGGTCTGAGCAGCCTGTGCAGGATTGATTGCACCTAAAGTCTGACCAGCCAGTCCAAGTTGCTGTTGACGCAAAGCCTGCATCTCTGGAGAAGTGACCGCTGTGGCCCCTCCTGGGCCTACAGTGCCTACGCCAGCGCCTGTGGTAACAGTATATGGCGTAAACGGAATAGCGCCTTGGCGACCAATCTGAGCAGCCTCAGTGGATAGTTCACGACCAAGGCCAGTAGCCTCACGCTGCAGAGCAGCCAACTGTGCAAAATCTATGCCAGCACCAAGAACACCACCAAGATTAACATTACCAAGACCAGACAATAGACCACCTAATGTACCAATCCCCGGAATAGAAGGCAGTCCTCCAGTTCCAGGCACTGTTGGAGTACCGGGGGCTGTTGGCGTAGACGGAGCGCCACCGCCTGTTGGAACACCGGCTCCGATAGCGGTGCCAGCCCCGGCAACCCCTGCGGCTGTGCCTAAACCGCCTGTACCTAACAAGCCTGTAACGGCTGTGCCTACACCGCCGACACCTGCCAGTGTAGCACCAGCCAAGTTAGCAGCAGTTCCCGGCGAGAAGCCAGCATTGATTAGGTTTTGTGTTAGTGTTGCAACACTGGGCAATGCAGTGCCAAAACCACCAGTACCAAGCGGAGGTGTGACACCAGCAGTTAGACCACCAGTGGCCTGATTTGCCAACTGTGTGCTAAGATCGATGCCAGCAAACCCTGGCGGTCCTGATGGAACACCGAACATACCGCCACCTGGGCTTGTCGGCGCGATAGGCGTTACAGTGGTAGGTCCACCCGGAGGCACGGGTATTCCCGGAGTTACTCCAGAAAGAGCACCACCAACCTGATCTGCTGCAACACCGAATCCGGCGATACCGGGAATGTTAGTAGATACTTGTGCGGTAGTTGGAATATTAAACTGAGTACGAACATCGCCTAAGCCAATACGATCAAGTGCATCGCCAATAGCGCCTGTATTAACAGCGTATGATCCACCACCAGCAACTAAGGCGCCAATAAGTGCTTTTTCAGCGTCCCCTGTAATAGCACCAGTAGTGACACCACTAATAAGACCCTTAGATATTGCATCTAGGGCTGCTGGGTTACCTGCTAAAGAAGGCACCAATGTTGCTAACTGTGATGAAATATAAGGAGCACCAAAGGCAGACAGAGCCGCTGCAATAGGCGGTATAGATATAACCTCTGCAACACCACCAATTAAGTCACCAAAGAAACCTCTAGTTGTATTAGGATCTTGGAAGTTAAATGTCTGAACAGGAGAGGCAGCAACTAATTTGTCTCCAACTTGCTGATACACAACAGCAGCGTGTTGTGCTCCCTGCTGACCACCAACACCGCCAGTCTGTGCAGGGTCCCAACCTTGTGTACGACCAACAACAGCAACACGCCTATCAGCAGCATTAACTTCATTAAGTAACTGAATGCTAGTCTTTCCAGCCGTAGGAATATTTAATTTAGTTGCAGCATCTTGTAACTTAGCGGTTACGTCTTGGAACTTAGCGGCATTAGCAGCACCGTTAAAGTTCTCAGGATCTGACGATGTATTAAATAAGTTGGCGTAGTTTACATAAGTAGGAGACCCAGTTTCAGGATCAATTCCTGTCTGAACACTGTAGTTTACAGTATTGGTTTCTGGGTCAGTAGTAGTAATAACCTTACCCTGT